CGTAACAATATGTTAAAGTTATCAAGGAATAGAAGGAATTAACAAAGGTGGTCAGCGGATGCCCACTAGGTAGTGACTTATTCCACTGAGTTATCACATTCAATCTATTTGATGATCCAGTTAAATGTCTGGAATTAACTAAATCGCGCCACAACACTCTTCTAACTAAATCATCTTCCTCGGTCCAATCATCATTATTAAATCTATACCATGAATTAACGTAGTCCAAAATCAAATAATGGACATATGGCTGCTCACTGGCATCAAACCGCTTGAAATCACCTGCGAAAACTTTCCCACCCTTTGACAAGAGGCGCTCAGCCAATAAATGCCACTGATTATAATGATTTATTCCTGGAGCCATACCTGATTTGGTGTGGCTCTCGAAGAAAGATGCCAATATCGCACCAAAATACATTCGGACGGCAATAACATAATCTAAAGGTGCACTACTAATAGCACGTGTTGCTACACTCTCAATTTTGGCCAATGGCCTCAACTCATCCTTAAGAAAATCTGCAAATATGTGGGACAATCTAACTCCACGCTTAGCGTGATCTATAATTGAATCAACACGCACTTTTAAATCAACACAAGGTTGAGAATCATAAGTGAATTCATCATCAAAACCGAAAAACTCCTTCTTACCATTTTGATGCTTCAACCTGTAAGGATATCCACATGATGTGCCTCGCGCAATCGGTTTTATCTTAAAATCTCTTTTCCCTTGAACAGCTTCTTCAAAAGTAAAAATGCATCGAGGGTTGTGTCGAGTCTCGGATAAATGCTTTTCAGTGGCCATTCCGAGAACCAGCTTCATATTTGGTAAATCATTAAATTCTAAATCGGATTGATAAGCCTCCATAGCCTTGGCCATGGGATAAATTAATTCATCATCACGCACAACCGGATGTAAAATAGCTGGCAAGCTCGGAGGATCTCCAAAAATACCATAAGCTGATGATTTTCTTATGTTAGACCCAGTTGCCATGTTCAAAGCTGCTTTATCATCAACAAATGCTAATATCTCGATGTTCCCACCGGCAATACCATCTTGATAAACTGCATCTCGATTCTCTTTTGTACCTTCCTT